AAAGTTGTTATAGCGGTGAGGGCTGCAGCCTTTGTAGCTGATGCTCCGATCGGAACTGTCCATACGTTGCTGACGACGGAGCCGACCCCTCCTCTATAGGGCGCATCACTACCGATAGCAAAGTTAATGGTACAAATAGTGCCATTCGAGCCTTGTATCTGGAACGCTGCCCCAGACAATGCTTGAGTAGTAACGATGGTATCAAAGTTTAAATCTAAACTATATCCACTTAACGTGCTGGGGCCAGCGACGGTCTGTACAGGGTAAACAAGAGCCCCATAATAAGAACCGAATCCTTCTCCAGTACTTGCACCGTAGGGCATTCTTGAAACATAGACATTTGCGCCAGCTCTTATAAGCGGGTCAACACTATAATAAAGATATCGTTCAGCAGCAGTTTTAGGGACGCCGTAGATAGCCTCGAATTCTCTCAAACTAGAAGGGCGAATGACTTCATCAGTAGGGCCTTTATCAGCAAAGCCGGTGACGAATACATCGGTGCCGGCGAAAGTTGCCAAGCGACTAGTCAAATCAAATTCTCGGATTTCTACTCCAGGGGATTGTATTGTTCTCATATATTCTATTTATAAGAACTCAAGCATTTTTTTTTAAAAAAAATGTATATTTATTGTATCAATCGAGTTTCTTTATATAAGTTCGCAGAATAATTGGGCGAATTGAAATGTAAAACTACATTCAATTTGTTTAGTTTCTCTTTCAGAAAAAGTAATTTCTCCAAGATTTGTAGGAAAAGCGTAAGTGTATGTCCATTTTATGCGCGGCTCTTCATACTCATCTAGAGCGTAGACTGTCATATCAGAGGAATAGGTTCTAACAGGAGAGGCCCCATCGATTAAATTTTGTTTATCGGATATACCTCCCATAACACCGGCTTTATCATTGCGCATCAAGTTGAGCCATTGGTATATTACCCAGTAGTTAGACCATAAGTTATCTACTTCAAACTTAATTGTTATAGGGTCCCATATGGGAGAAGAATGGGATGATATAACAAAATTAGAGCCCATATATCTTAAATCTACGGCAGGAACGCTTATTTTTGGCACTACGGCTCCCCAAATAGAGAATTGTAGGGTGTCAAGTTGTAGAGATTTATTATCACGTCTAAACTTTTCATTGATAGGCTTTAAAGCTTCAGGCAATTTTAATACCATTAAAAACTTATCTGTAAGAGACTTATTGAGAGGCGAAGATATATAATCTTGGTTATTTGGATTGATTGCCATAAATATATTTATTTATAAAATATGGAGACGTTCTATGAAACATATAAATTCCTGCTTTTAGAGCTTTCGTATGATGAAACTCTAAAGCGCATGGATGATTCGAAATTTATGAGATTGATTACTGGTAAAGAATCAATCGAAGATATGTCCCCCCTTAAAAAGAGTACATACAAATCACTTAAATCTACTATTATAAAAAGTGTGCCGGATGATATTCCAGAAAAGGATAAAGCAAACGCATTAAACTGGATAATAACTCGTATTGTAAAGGATATTCCGGAATATCCTGAAAATCGTTTTTTTATTACAAGCCCCGAACTCCGGCGCAGCCCGGGTCGAAAAGGCGCTGATTTTTTAAGAAGACAACTTGAACTTTTTTATCAGATTAAACAACAAAAGATGGATAGATTGCTTCCAAAAAAGGCAATTGAACAATATGGCAGTTTTGAGGAGTTTGTAGATTCTATAGAAGAGATAGCTCCAAAATATAAGGAATACCTCGCGCAAAAAGAAGAAAAATCAACAAAGGGCGAAGGTCAGTTAAAAGTTTACGAGAATGATACGTGGGCGATCTATTTCCCGCAAACACAAGGAGCTGCTTGCGCTCTTGGCAAGGGTACTGATTGGTGCACCGCGGCTCCAGGTCTCGGCTACTATCAAAACTACGCTAACGAAGACCAGCTTATCATTTTTATTAATAAAAAGGACCCAGAAGAAAAATATCAGTTTCACTATAAATCCGGTCAATTCATGGACAAAAATGATATCGGGTTGAATGAAGATGATAAATTTTACTATCTTAACTATATACTGCGTAAAGCTATAAAAAATACGGAATACGAAAAGTATTTAAGTGAAGTGGCTCTTGAGGAGATTGACCGATTATACTTATTTTCTGATGTTATTGAGGTTGATAATGATCATGTATTAATCACTCGTGGCGAAGAGGGCGGGAAAGGATTTTCAAAGTCTATAATAAACACAAATACTTTCATGCAGGAAAATCCCTATAGTCCTCTTGTGATGATTCGTTATTCCGATAACCCGGGAATTAAACGTAGAGTATATATATTACATAACGCAGATATTAGACGCATGATTTGGTCGACATACGAAAATAATAAAATAGAGCAAATAATTATTACAGATAAGGATGGAGACAGCATCGATTACAATAATGACGTAAATAACACTTTTTATAATTTAGCTTATTTTAATACCTTTAAAGATGTGCCAGAATCTGAAAGACCTGAAAAAGGGGATAAAAATTACTTTGCTAAGTTATCTACATTTAGAAACGCAGAAGCACAAGCGAAGATGGTTCCGCGAGAAGAAGTATATGAATACAAAAAATATACTGATTTCGGAATTGAGAGTATAAAGGATAGAGTGTAAATAAAAAAATATGGAAGATCAGTTCTACATGAACAACCCCAACCTTCCGAGGCGAGGGGCCAAGTTCGAGTATACTCCAGAGCAAATAGCCGCTCTTAAAAAAGCCGGTAAGAATATAGTATACTTTGCTGAAAACTTCTTCTTTATTATCGAGCCAGGAGAGGGTCGTCGCAAGATTAAACTACACGAATGTCAAAAGAAGGCGTTAAGACTCTTTGAGGCTAATAGATTTACAATAACATGCGCATCCAGACAGGTTGGTAAATCAACCCTAATGACTATATTTGCTCTATGGATTGCTTGCTTTAAGCAAGATCAGAGAATACTACTCGTTGCTAACAAAGAGGCGACTGCTATAGAAATATTTAGAAGAATCCGATTAGCGTATGAAGAGCTTCCAAACTGGCTAAAGCCTGCTGTAAAGGAGTACGGTAAAACATCTGCTGAGTTCGAGAATGGTTCTCGAATAGGTATTACCACTACAACGAGTTCTGCTGGTCGAGGTAGTTCTTGCGATTTGCTAATCCTGGATGAGCTTGCGCACATTGAGGCCCATCTTATGAAAGAGTTCTGGGCCGCTGTTTATCCTATTATCTCTGCGTCTAAGAAGTCTAAAATCCTTATAGCATCGACCCCTAACGGCACTGATAACCTATTCTATCAGTTATGGTCTGGAGCAGAAAAAGGAGAAAATGGCTGGGCGCCATTAAGAATACATTGGTCAGAGATACCTGGTAGAGATGCTGAGTGGGCGAGAATAACTAAAGCGTCCCTTGAGAGCGAAGACTTATGGGCACAAGAGTTTGAACTTCAGTTCCACTCTGCGGGTCAATCTGCCATTAACTATGAACAGTTCGAGCAGTTTAAAATGCGCTTATGCGATCCAGATTTAGTTCTTGATGACGGGGCATATAAGGTCTATAAGTCTCCAGACCCTGAGCGGGTATATGTAGCGGGTATTGATATTGCAGAAGGTATCGGCCAGGATTTTTCTGTTATACAGATTATTGATATTACAGATTTACAGAGTATTGAGCAAGTAGCTGAGTATGCTGCTAACGATGTATCTCCCTATAACTTTATTACCAAAGTGAAAGAGGTTCTATCCCATTATGGCAATCCGCTCGCGCTTATAGAAAGAAATGGCCCTGGAGCTCAAATCATTGATAAACTCGTAAATGAAGAGCACTACGAAAATATAGTATCTTACGGAGCAGGGAAAGCAAATAGAACGAGAGAGCAGCTCGGAATGATTTCGCATACCAATACGAAATACCAAGCTATCACTAACATGAGATATTGGATGAATGATTTAGATTCCTTAAGAATATACAGTAGAGATTGTTTAAGCGAGTTTAAGCATTTCGTTCGAAAGCCTAATAAGAGTTGGGCTGCTGAGCCTGGTCATCATGATGATAGAGTTATGTCTATGTCATGGGCTCTTATGATACTTCATAACGATATAGTTATCAAATACTTTGAAGTAGTGGAGAGTGATTTGAATGGTAGGCCGAAAGTTATTAAACCATTAGAATATGGTTTAAAATATTTTTCCAACCCGAACTCGATATATACATTATCAGACAAAAACAACGAGCATATTGGAATGCCTGTTGTTTTCAATGATAGTATCGAGGAAACTGATATGAGTGATCTCGAATCTATGGGTTGGTCGCTACTTGGAGTTTAAATATATCCGAGCGTTCTAAGGCGCCGAATCTCCTCATAGCTATGATCGAAAGAACTTGCTGTAAGATTTTGACTTTTAGTAATTCCGAAACTAGTAATAGCGGTAAATAAACAAACGCTTCTATCTTGAAGTATAATGCCCATCTGTTGATTATTATAAGCGGTATCGACTTTAAATCTTACCCCATTAGTAGCGCTAAGGGTTGCCATATTACCTCCAGCAAGAGTAGTAAGTTTATTATACGCTACCCCGAGAACGTTTTTACCTCCGACTGTCCCAGCGCTGACAAAATCCACGTGAGTTGAAAGTTCAGTTAAAAGTAAATCCGGTTCCGGAAGAGTAACGTTGAGAGAGTTGTTTGTAAATGTTGCCATGCTATTATTTATGTTGTTTTTTTATTTTTTATTGGAAAATAGCGCAACTATCATAAATAAAAATATGAATCATAACGATATCGCAGGTATTTATAAAGCATTTCAAAGCACTTTCTTAACTGAGGCTAAAAAAGGCCCAGGGGATCAGAATCTCCCGGGAGCAAAAGGCGGCAAGAAAAGCGCCAAAGGCGGCTTTGCTGGTCTCGGCAAAAAAGAAAAAGGCCCTGATAAGGTAAAGGGGATGGAAAAACCTATGGAAGAGCCCAAACGGAAGACTAAAAGCGTTAAAAATGTAAAAAATAGTAAAAAAACCGTTAAAATGGCAAAAGAAAGCATAAATATGGGTATGAGAAATAACTTATTTGATAGGCTCTATGAAGAAGTAATGGATGACGATAACGCCGCTCTCGGTCTCGAGACCGGAGAAGACTTTGACGCGGAAGGTGCCGATATGGGCGACGAAGGCGATGAAGTTACTCTTACATTACCTCGCGATATTGCTCAACAACTTTATGATGCCCTCGAGGGAATGCTCGGCGGTGAAGAAGATATGGGAGAAGGCGAAGATATGGGAGAAGATGAGGCCATGAAGTCCCCCTTCCCTGAAGGCGTTGAGTTCCAGAAAGCCCCCGATGGCGTCTCTAAGCTTACTAATAGAGGTAGCCAAAAAGTTGGCAATCTTCCTACTAGTTCTGGCGGCGGTGATGGCAAATACACCGATGAAGTTGGCGAAGATGGGGATTACGGGCACGCTCTCGTTAATCCTAAGAAAGGCCATGGCGGTAAATCCGATCACGGTAACATGAAAGTCAAATCAAGACGCCCCGGCACTCCTGGTTCCCACGCATTTGGTAACTAATATAAACACAAAAACCTAATAAAAGGTCGGGTTTAATAGACCCGGCCTTTTTTTATATTCCCCCCTAAATAATAGCGTGATGACTTTCTTAGAATACTTTGGCTCTAAACTCTCTACAGCGCAGAGAGAAATGTCTCCATTACATAACCCGTTCAATACAGCAGGTGATCTTCGTTCTGGCGAAGGCATATCAGATATTAAAGGTATAGCAAAGAGCAGGCAGCACGACGCGAGCTGCCATCCGAAAGTAGAGCATTTAAGAACTGGTGTTAAGACCCTGGAGATGCTTACAGATGTTGATGTAAAGCAAATATGCTCAATGTACGGCATAACGGATTTAGATAGAGAGCATCCTAAGAAACTATCTAATATGCCTATAACTATTAGGTTTGAACCTCAGCGTCAATGTTTTATTTTAATAAAAAATGAGTGAATCCTGCGGCAACTATTATCAACTATCCCAATCCAGCGATAGCTGCTTCTTTACGGGAGCGCAAAATGGCAATGATGATTGTACTACTAGGTTTTCAAATAAAGCTTGTAATCCTGATTCAGGTACTATCTCTGAAATAATAAAAGACGCTATTAATCTATATGGCATACCAGTGCTTTATTATGTAAACACCTCTACATTATCTGGAGCAGACGCTATATACGGCGAGCAGCCTCAGGCGGTATATCATACCCCTAAAACTATATTGATGTATATCGAGCTTGAAGAAGACGCTATACAGTTCTCCAGATTTGGATTGAGAGCAGATGATAATGTAACTGCTTATGTTCACATATCTTCTTTTGCTGAGGCATTTATTGGAGACTCTATACATAGTACGAAGGGTCAGTATATCGAGCCTAAAGCAGATGACGTGTTCGAACTTGAAGAGTATGGCAATACAAGACCTAACGGGCGCTCTGGCAAACAGTTCATTATAACAGAGCGTATGGAATCTGATATGGGCAAAATAAACCCATTGGGAGGTCATTATGTTTGGAGAATAAGAGCGAGACGATTTGAGTTCTCTTATCAGCCCGGTCTTTCTGCTGAAGGCGCAAATAATCTTATTTACGATAATGCTTTTTCTGGCAGACTTTCAGGAGGCGATACTCCTAAGACAGAGAATAAATCATACACATTTGATATTGACACTTATAGTAAAACAGATATATTTGATATGGATGTAAATGATACTTCCCCCTACGGCGGGTACAATTAGTAGTTGATTTCGTTTTAAGATAATATATAGTTATTTATGGCTGTAGTTTTTGATGAGAAAAATCATAGATATACTAATACTCAAACAGGTGAGAATTATATATCTGTAACAACCCTTCTTGGTAAGTATAAGCCAAAGTTCAATGTCGACGAGCAAGCTGCTCGTTTTGCTGCTAAGGAAGGTCTTCTCGTTGAAGATGTTAAAAAGCACTGGGAAGATTTAAATAGAATATCCACAACAAGAGGAACTGCTATACATGCTATCTTAGAAACATTCCTAAAGACTGGAGAAGAGAATAAAGACCATAGCGTGCTTATTGATTACTTTAAGAGTCAACTTAAAGAGCATTCCCAGTATAATGTTATAGCAGAAGAAAGAATGTATAATGATGTTCATAAGGTTGCTGGAACTGCAGATATTATTATTGAGAATAAAGACCATTTTAAAATATGGGACTTAAAGACTAATAAAAAATTTAGATTTACAAATAGTTATAAGAGTGATACATTCCTACTGTCTCCTGTAGACCATTTACCAAACTGCGAATATAGCAACTATTGCTTACAGCTGAGTATGTATGCATATATGAAGGAGCAACTTACCGGTAAGAAATGCGTAGAGCTTAAAATAATTTATTTGAATAGCGACCCGAGTTCTTCTACCGAAGTAAAAGAATATTATTTACCGTATCTTAAAAGAGATATTTTAGAAATTTTAGAACAACAAAAAATAAATAATTATTTTGAATAAGGAACTTTTGTATAATAAAAGAACAAAATGAAAAAACAAACAAATAAATAATGAAATTAACTGAGTGTGTAAATACATTTGACGAAAAAGAAATTGCTTCTTTTTGGCAGCTTGTTGAGTCCCTAAAGTGGGTCCCGGGAACTAATTGTAAGGCGAGACTTTTAAAGGATCTCTCTCCATCGCAATCAACAAAGTATAAAAGGATTCTTAACTATATTTGTGAGACTTTTGCTGAGCAGCTTTCAGCTGATCACAATTTTAATAAGTTTTTTGAAGCAAAGGCGTTTTGTTCTAATATCATTGGAGAGAAGGGCCATAATGGTTATATTGAAATTTCTCAAGACCCTGAGAAGCATATTAAACTAATTGAGTCTCAAAATTATAATGATCTTGAAGATATCTTTCTATTGATGGTTCCTGATGACGACGACTATTGGCATTGATGATTATCGAGGAATTTACTTTTCAGCTCTCTCAATGTATATTTGAATATGTTAGAGAGAACTACTCGCTCACGCTACAGGAGAAAACTATGATATATAAAATCATAGAAGGCACTCCTTCTATAGAGGAGATATACTCTATTTTAAATCTTATTGATGAGTCTATCAAAAGGACTCCATCTAATATACTACAATTCGAAAATGAACATTAAAGATTTTAATACTTTAGATTTAAAGTCCCTTGTAAAGCTGCCGGGTATCGGCAAGGGAACAGGAAACCGTATCATACTATACAGGTCTAAGTATCAGATAAATACCGCTAAGGATTTGCTAAAGATCAGAGGCATTGGGCGCAATACTCTTATCAAGTTAGGCATTGAACCGCCTGAGAAGAGACGTAAGACGTCGCGTACGGAGAAACTACAGGAGCTTATTCAATATGTTTCTAACTTCTCTCTGACGCCTAAGACGCCTTTTGTCGAGCTGCCTTATAACTCTCAAATAGCATTCTACGAGGACCTAGTAAAGGATACTTGCCATCGAACAGATTTAGTAAGATCGGCAACTGGGTGCATTGAATGTCCATATGCTCTTATTTGTAAGTGCCATCTAAGAAACTTTGTGAGTGAATCTAAAAAGCGCAAGCCCTTTCCCACGAAAAAGCTTCAGAAGGCGATGTATGATAATATTCAAAAATATTTTCATTTTAGATTAACTAATGGAGAGGTAAACTATTCAAAGCTAAACATGCCCGAGAATGATTGATTTTCTCTCTCTACATGCGATCGATACTACCAGTGGCAGAGTCTTTATGTTTGAAAATAAAGACTACTCTCTAAAAGGCATATATGCTAAACTGACGGAGTATGGATTGACTGAGAAAAATATTATAGAAATTATTTCTTTAAAGTGTAAAAATGTAAACAAGGAACTATTATAAAATAGAATAAACAAATATGAAAGTATTCAAACAAATAAACGGGCTCGCTGATATCCCTGATTTCAATGTGAGCAAACAACCGCTGTTTAACAAAGCAGGTCTTCAACTTCCTAATCTTTGGTCTCTAACAAGAGATGATTCGGAGCAGCATATCGGTATCTGTACTGATAAGTATCGTCCTATCCAACTCGATGAGATGATTGATACTATCAGCGAAGCATGTAAGCGAGTCAATGGAGATATCAGGCATACAGGCTTTACCGAAAACGCTACTGGATCGCAACTTGTTATTCGAAGCGAGATTGGCGACCTTGGGCTGGATAAAGACCCGATTGATGGCTATTTCTATACTATTATTGACCACCGAGGCAAGTCCTCTAATCGCATTGTACCTTCTACTATTCGAATCAGTTGTATGAATAGTTTTCACCTGGTAAAGGATGAAAATCGTGACTCTGACCTTCCTTCGCTGCGACATAACATGAGGTTCGATGAGCGCGTTGAAGTATTCAAAGATAATATTATTAATAGTGTCAATGCTGCTAAGAGTTTTACTTCTCTTGCTGAGAGTCTTCAATCTAAGAAGTTCAGTCGCGATGAAATGGTTAAACTTATTGAGAATCTTATCCCTAGGCAAAAGGGTGAGAGCGACCGCACTGAAAAGAAGCGCGAGAAAATCTTGATGAAGTTCGGCCATGGGTTGGCGAATGAAGGTCAGACCAGATGGGATGCCTTTAACGCATTAACTGAGTTTGAATCTCATCAAAAGACTTCTGCTACAAAGTTTATTCGCACCCTTACTATGCCTACTATGTCTGTTAAGGCTCTTGATTATTTGAAAGCAGCCTAAAATAAAAAATTTAGACTAAATATTTTTATGTCATTTGCAAATGTAGGAAAAGTCTGGAGCAGTTCGTCTTTTAACGAATATCTCAAAACGGTAAAGAAACCATCCTGGGCAAGAGCTGTTACATTACATCATACAGCAGCGCCTTCCCTGGCTCAGAGACCCACTGGATTTACGATACAGCATATCGAGAATATAAAGAGTTATTATAGTCAGAAGTTAGGCTGGAAAAAAGGCCCTCATCTATTTACAGACGAGGATGAAATATTCGGAATGACTCCCCTCACTTTAACAGGCATTCACGCTGTATCTTTTAACTCCTACTCTATTGGCATTGAGGTATTGGGCTACTATGACGTGGAGAGTCCGTTAGACGGGCGAGGTCTCGAGTGCTGGAAGCTAGCGGCTAGCACTACATCCGCTCTACTTAACTGGATGGGAGTCGCACCTAGTGCTAGCACTGTACTCTTTCATAGAGACGATAGAAAGACTACTAAGTCATGCCCGGGAACAAAAGTTAAAAAGGACTGGTTTTTAGATTTAGTATCTAAGGCTGGTCAGAATGAACCGATAGTTCCTATTCCTGTGCCTCCTATTCCTGCCAATGATACGTTTGAATCAGTCGCAGATTTTATGATGCGCGAGCGCAAGGTCAGTTATAATGAAGCGGTAAAGCCGCTTAAGAAGCAAGGTAGTCTATATCTGTACAATAATCATTGGCTTGAGCTAGCTCACTATGATGCGGTGAAGCAGCAAACTATGGCTCCGGTATCTGAGCTGAAAGAAGCGCTGGAAACTTTTAAATAAGGAACTATATTATAATAAGGTATAGGCAAAGTTTTCTATACTTATTTGTATAATAATGATAGGTGAAGTAATATTTCGCCCTGATCGGTTACTCTCTTTTAATAAGAGAAATGCTTCAGGGGAACTTTGATATAATAATATAAACAATAAAACATATTAAAAATGATTATTAATCACAAATCAACAAACGTTCAAAAGATTAGCGATGTTATTATCCCTAAGTCGTTTTACTCTAGAATTTCTACTGGAGTAAGTCAGCTTAATACGATTTTCGGAGGCGAAGGTATTCTGCCTGGATCTGTATCAACTATTGCTGCTGCCCCTGGTAGCGGTAAAACTACATTGCTGCTTCAGCTTTGTGAAAGTCTAACGAAGAGCGGCTATAAGGCCGCTTATATTACCGGAGAAGAATCTATTGAGATGATTGCTTATACTTGTCGTCGACTCGGGTTGAATAATCTCCATGTCGGCTGCGAAGTAGATATCGATAAGATTATCGAAACGTTAGAGCATATGGACTTTGTTGTGTTTGATTCGTTTCCGTGTGTTACAGAAAATGGCGAGCGCCTCAATCGACCTGGTCAAGAAGGAGCTATCGGAAAGCTTGTTAGTGCGTGTAAGCAGTTTGAAACTGCTTTGTGTTTGATTCTCCATATTACTAAGTCTGGAGGGTATAAAGGTTCGACGACTATTCCCCATGCTGTAGATATTAACATGGAGATCAATATTGACGAAGACGATTCTGCTTTTAGATATGTAAGTACAACTAAGAATCGCTACGGCTCTTTGGCTGAGGTAGGTATGTATTTCGGAAGTACTGGGTTCGACTTTAGTAAGGAGGTAGCTCCTAAGAGCGCTGCCAAGCCTAAGGCCGCGCGGAAAGACGAAGAGCTTGATGCGATTCGAACGATGAAGGAGCCTCCGGGTATTACTGTTCAGCGAGTCTGTAAAGAACTAAAGGTAGATGCTACTCGCGCGGGGTATCTGCTACGAGCGCTAACATCGGAGGGCGCTCTTGCTAAATATGGCCGCGGCGATACCGCTATTTGGAAACACGCATATGAAAATACAGTTAAAGCTGAGTGACAGCGATATATGTAAGATATACGAAAAGTATAATAAGCATCTAGATTGGAATCTTTTATCGTATAGCACTACGACCGCATACAACTGGGTACGTCCAAACCGTTCCAGTAAGACTAGAAATATCTATTTAAAAATAAAAGAAGAAGACGGTCTTGCGGGTTGGTATTACTACGGCAGTTCTGTTTATATCAATCTTAAATACAACGAAACCTTTGAAGAGTTTATTAAGACTATATTTCATGAGATTAGGCATTGGATTCAATTTAAGATTGATAAGCGAACGGCTAATAGTATGGTGACAAAAAAATCTAATAAGTGGGACCGTGACGACGCTGAGAATGAAGCTGAAGCGTGGGAAGAAATTGGAGAAAAAATATTTGAAATATACAACCTTTTAGATTATAGTAAATTAATACACAAATGAGTATAATTATCGGATTGACTAAAGAGAGTAACGCGAAGGATCGCGAGACTATTAAACCTATTATCGCGAGTTTAGTCGATTCGGGATTTGTTAGACGTATATTAATAAACGATGAAGACCTAGTGGTTCAAACGTTTACAGAAGAATCAAATGAAGTGCTACCCGCGTATATGGTAGACAGAATTACAAAGCAGATAAGAAAATGAGTAATGGATGTATGGGTTGTTTGCTGGCTATTCCAGTGTTGTTGGTGTATACTTGGATTATTAACAAATTCGCGTTTTGGTTTTTTTATACGTGTCTTAACTTTTAATTTATGAGTGGATTATTAACAACTACATGGCAGGTATTTACCTCAACGCTATTTTTTGCGTGGTTAATCGGTAACTTTATTTGGATGGCTATTCTCCACTCCCTGGGCAATCTATTAGGGGTTTCCTGGCTTGAGGTAGACCATACCCTTAGAGTATTCTCGTGGAGCCCGACTATGAAGGAAATTCAAGAATCTAACATGAGAGGGGGCAAGGGGGATCCTGAATTTAGTAAAAACATTAAATGGTAATATGAGCGCAGGAAAAGGAGATAAACCGAGGGCGGTAGACCCGAAGAGGTATGCCGCGAACTAAGAAAAGATTATTCGCAAATTGAAGCAGTATGAATGCTCACGCGAAAAATGTTGTAATGTAGAGGCATGTAATGAGATTGGATTTTGTATCCAGAAAATGAGTTAAGGAACTTTGATATAATATAAATATGGAGACAGTAAAATCGCTAAGGCAAAAAGGCTATAAGGTTCGAGTATTTCATTCTCGACTTGTTGTAGAGAGTGAAGAAGATGAAATTACCACGCGTCGGTTTAATGAAAGAGGCGGGTCAACGGAAGTTCAAATTTTTAATGACTCGGGCAGCTGGGTGACTACCGGTAATGCAGCATGCTCAGATAAAGAAAACTATGACAGGAAGAAGGGTGTGAGAATTGCTTTGGGTCGAGCCCTTGATAAAATGCCCTTTCAGCTTTAATTATAATATGAAATATATACTACTGAGCGCTACTTGCTTGATTACCAGCTGCGCATCTACGAAGAGTGATTGGTCAGAACTAATGAGACGAGAAGACCTGCGAAGGGTAAATTCTCAGACTTATGTATCTGATATGAATACTACCTATGTTACTAGTAGGGATGTAAAATTTTTTTTGGAACTGATTCTACGATGAAATTTGACGAAAGAGAGAAGAGTATTTTCGAGAAGTATCCTAAACTGTTTAGGCAAGTAAGTTTGCCGATGGAGCAAACATGTATGTGCTGGGGGCTTGAAATCCCGGAGGAGTGGTACGACGAAATTGAAACCCTCTGCGAGAATATCAATAATGTCAATCCTGATGCTATCGAGTTTACGCAGATCAAAACTAAGTTCGGCAGCCTCAGAGTATATTATGACTTTGTAAATGAAGTTAATAGTGAAGAGTCTTCGAAGATTTCTCGTCTCATTGACGAAGTAGAAGACAAGCTACAGGATGAAAATTATAGGTAATAATGAAAGCTAATACCTATAAACTTATCCGAGAGTGTATCGAGAATGGCATTCGGACTGGCTGGAATCGTGCTCATAAGCATACCGATAAGCCAGAAGAAACTGTCGTCTTCGATAGAATCGAAGATGCTATCATGCAAGAGATTAACGAATACTTTATTTTTGAAGAACTAAAAGGAGAATAATATGGGAATGTTTGATACTATCACCGTGAAGGCTAAAATGCCTAAGTCATGGCCCGCAGATAAAGAGCCTGTCTTTCAGACTAAAGATCTTGAATGCTTGATGCTTGACTACGAGATTAGAGAAGATAATAAGCTCTACCTCGAGCGGGTTAAATATAAACAAGTAGAGCGAGAGCCGATTGAAAAGGAGGGCGACTGGCTGAGTAGATTTCCTCTAATGGAGCGAGAGTCGTCTGAATGGAGTCTCGCCCCTGCTACAGGTTATATTGTATTCTATACATCGGTTAAGAATGACAAGGGAGAGGATTTATGGCTTGAGTACAGAGCCCATATTGTGAGTGGTGTTGTATTGTCTATTGAGGATTTTACAGATTGTAAGGAAGGGGATGCGAATAACCTCCCCTTCGATGACGACCTTAACAAGACTCGAGACTTGATTAAAGCCCTTGCTGCCGCTCAAGACCATTACTTTGAAAGTTTTCTCGAGAGACATAATCTCAAAAAAGGCGATGCTGAAGATAGACTCTTTGACTATTGCTTTAATGACTTTGGAACAATCGAAAAAATTAAAAATTATATAAAATGACACCGTTTATTAGTAGCGTAAAAGTAGTTAAGCAGAGAGATGAAGGTCGCTCTGGTCTTATTAGTGTATGCGTTCTTAGCGCCTTGCTTTTATTTTTTATCTTATTCAACAGTTGGGTAGATAAGCAAGTAAGAGCTAGGCAGGCAGAGAAGGAGGCATTGACTGAGCAAACAGATACTTTCAGGCGTTTAAAATAATCTGAATAGTTCAAGGGATACTTGAGCTATTGATAGCATCTTAAACTAAATACAGATTAGTATGAGAGAAATCAATATAACAAATGAGGTTATCGATTTTCTAAATAAGATGGTAAAATCCAAAGCGTCTACTCAAGCTATTTTAAAAGCAATGGCGCTAAAAGGATGGAATGAATCCTGTAATGATTGGGAGGGGTTTGTTGCTCTTCTTGATAAAGGGAACTTAGATAGAATATTTTACGAATACGAGTTTTTTATTCAATATTAACGGCCTGTAAGCATAGACGGCGATGCACCGGTTTTGTAATCCGGCTAGTAGAGTTCAAGTCTCTAACGGGCCTCCATTTTAAATCATGACTAAAATCAAAATCGAATACAACAAAGTAAGTGAAGAAGAAGACCTTCAGCGAGCAGTAAAAGAACTTATTGGTAAGTCTCCTCGCACAATCTTTTCTGTCTTTAAGGACGCAGAGCACAAGTCTACTAAGAAGAATGGCTGGTTAGTCTCTCATCCAGACATCCTTTCTGAGGAGCCTGTAGTAGAAGGAGATGTAAATCTGGTATATGATGGATGGGAGGATACTGCTATTGAAAAGATATCTAATCCTACCTGGAGAGATATTATTACTTTCTTTGACAATACCACCGATGGGCATCATGTCTTTCTCGAAGGGCTTTATCGCGACGATAATGATGTATATATTATAGCGGGTTCTTAATTTGAAAGGAACTTTATTATAATATAATAAAGAAAATGATGAAGTTAAATAAAGAAAATGATGAAGTTAAATAAGAAACTTATTGAGACTAACAAGACTGATACTCTTTTTTGCGCTGTATCTATGGGCGAAGATAGTATTGCTATGTCTCATTACCTCTCGCAAGGGTATAGAAAGGTTTGTTTAATTCATATCAATCATGGTACCGAGTATGCTGCTAAAGCGCAGAGACGTTTTGAACGCTATGTCCCTTGGCTTAGCTCTGTCCGTAAATCTAAATACCCTATTACTGGTATTGTAAAGAGTAATGCTTCATATACCAAGGGTATGTCTGAGTCTGAACTGAGAGATATTAGATACAATCTTATTACTGAAGCAGTGAATGAAAATGGATTGGGCAAAGTAAACGAGGTAGTAGTGTGTCATCATCTTGGGGATTGTGTTGAGTCTTATTTGATGAACTGCTTCAATGGTGTGCCAGAGTATATGCCTATTCCTCTCTCTACTATGCGAGGTGATAGCTGTAGGATTGTTAGACCATTCATTACTACCCCGAAGAAGTCTATTGTGAAATATCTTAACGATAACAATCTATGGGATTGGATTGAGAGCGATCCCTCTAACTCGGATATTGTTTATAGCAGACGTAACTGGCTGCGACATAGGGTTATTCCCGAGATTGAAAGCAACTATAAGGGGCTTGAAACTATTGTTAGAAAAAGAGTTGAACTTGTATAAATCGAGATTATAGTGTATTATGATTAACTGTGTGTTTTGGGACCTCGACGAGACCCTTATTCATTCTATGACCCAATCAAATGATGGTAACCATGACTTTACCATCCACCTTGATAGCGGGGCATGGTCAAGCGTCGATACCTACTATGTTAAGGTAAGGCGGGATAGTAAGGATGTTATTGACTACTCGCGTAAGCTGGTTGGTCATAGGAATGTTCTCATCCTAACTGCTGCTACATACGAATATGCCTTTGATATTTGTAATAAAGCAGACTTCGGATTTAATCGCGAGCAGATTATTTCTCGCGAGCAGATTAAATATTTTGTCAGACAGCAAGAGTCAAAGTATAGAAATGTAAATAATGTATTGATTGATAATCTGCCTGTGTATAATAATCGAGATAAGCTTAAAGTAATCGGTATCGAGCGCGACAGGTATCTCAATATTGAAGACTACTATGGTGTCGATTTTCCAGATGACTCCTTCAAGCAAGATTGTATTGAGTTTCTTAACTCTGTTCATAGGGAACTTTGATATAATAAGATTGTGAAAGAAATAAAAGAGCCTGAACTTTTACCTTGCCCATTTTGTGGCGGTAAAGGTAAGATTTATGATAACCCTTGGGGGTTCGGTGTATCGTGTAAGAATAACGAATGCGGAGCCGATGTAAGAGACTCAAGATTTAATAATAGCAGACAACAAGCAGCAACTAAATGGAATCAGCGAGCACAAAAATAGTACTAGGGATTTTCTTTTTTGAAATCCTCTTCTATTCATTCATTCTGGCGTTCTTCGGAACGTTTGTAGCCACTGTATGTCTTTCTATAGACATCGGGCTATTCGGATTACTATTACTTTACATTGATAACTTTTACAAAGCAGGAGAATGATTGGAATTATTATAATGACATTTTTACTAACCGTTTATTATATGATAACCGGCGCTGAAGAATAAAGTGTAAGGCCTGGGTCAAGAGACTTGAACAAAAAAAATAGAAAGAAAAAAGAAATTTTAAGTATTAAAAGCGAGTTTGCCATAAATACATATATGAAAAAAACGTGTAGCTATGGATGTAATAGAGAAGGCGCTTTTGAGCTTAAAAATAAAAAAATATGCGGAGAGACCGCCTCAACGTGAAAGACTCCCGTAGTCTGATTCGTCATACGAAGATGCGGAGCATATCGAACACCCTGAAACAAGCAGGACATATCCCACAGCTCATACTCAGACTTATTCCACCACACATCGTCATACTTCTCGTAGGAGTCAACCTTCTTGCCAAGCTCGAGCATTCGCTCGACCCCGAACTTACGAACAAACTCAGTCTTCTGATCAGCATTCTTGATAGTATTATAATGCTTCAAGTCAAGCTGCTCACCCGGAGTAACCGCAAGATACTCATCGACCATAACTCCGTTAAGAGAATAGATCTTGAACGGCCCATGACCCTCATACTCAAGCGCAGGAGCGCCATCGCAATGAAGTTGATTCTCTTCGTTAAGTTTAATAACGCTCGGCTTCTCAGAGACGATACAGACATTTTCGAGCGGATAAATCAGACCAAGCTTAGTCGTCTCTTCCCACATGTCGTAGAGATTACGCAGATCGTTCGGGATCTCAATCTTCAGCTCGTTGAACATAAAGTCATAGAACGAGAAGACAGAGACAAAGAACGAACCTTCTTGATACGGAAAGACCGGATCACCAACTTCGATATCTCGCTCACCCTTCGGCGTATTGAAGTAGTTATCAACACGCGCTTGAAGGTCATCAGGCGCAACTCCATTAGCGGCATAGTTGCAAGCAACCCAGCACTCGTTAGGATTTTTAAGAATCACGACAGGGGTCGTCGGTCGCTCCAGAATATGCTTCTGGAAGTTATGAACGATACGCTCCGTCTCCTTCGGATCAAGGCGATCAGTATTAAGACCAATCTTGGTCCATTTAGCCACATACTCAGGAAACTTAGCTTCTTGCTCAGCAGTCAGTTTTTCGATTTTACTCATATTTTTTAGTTTAGTTTAGTTTAGTTTAAGTTTTACTCTTCTCTTTTATTATATTAAAGTTCCCTTTCAGCAAAGAGCTTTACATTTTGAAAAATATTATTATTACGCGTCATGTTATTGGTGTTGCTATGGACATGGTTCCAGGCATCTTCGCTAACAATATGCCTGACCCTTTTATAGACTTTAAGCCATACCTT